TGGTGTGTATTCTATCGCGGAGGTCGTGGATGATAGCAACAAGCGTCCCGACAAGACGGTGCTGGTATTGATGCGCGAGGATGATCAGCTTGTTTTGGGTTTTACAGATAGTCAGTGGAAGTCCCTGCTCAGCGTTGGGCGCATGGTTGAGAAAAATGGGGGCAAGGTGTTTGAGGATTTGGAAAGTGCTGCTGCCTGGATGAACGAAAGATCGAGGAAGAAGCGTTCAGTTGGCTTCGGGGAGTACGATCCGTTTGGGGAGTTTTGACATGTGGCCAGTGCCACCACCAAGGCGTGATGAGATGGGTGTTGCTCCTCAACCGTCTCCGAAGGGGGGCAATCTTGTGTATGTGGAGAGGGTTAAGCCGTGGCCCGATCCTAATCCGATCGCTGGTCCTGCTATGCAGCACGTTAGGTGCTTGTATTGCGAGACAAGGCAGCTGTACGAGAATGGTCGGTGTCGGGAGTGTGGAGCTTCTCTGGATATTCGATGATGATACAAGAACCGCTTTTTGATTCTGGCAGCAAGGGGGCCGAGTTCAGCCTTGACCGAAGGTACCGGTATAAGCTGTGGCGAGAGTGGGACTCTAGCAAGGGAGCGGTTGCTTTCGTTGGTCTCAACCCGTCAACTGCAGATGAAAGCTTGGATGATCCTACCATTCGTCGCTGTATCAACTATGCGAAGGCGTGGGGTTATGGCAGGATGTTCATGTTGAACATTTTCTCCTTCAGGGCTACGGATCCGAAGATTATGAAGGCGGAAAAAGAGCCTGTTGGGCCTGGCAACATGGAGGCCATAAAGGCGGTTGCGGAGAGTTGTGATTTGGTCATTGGATGCTGGGGGGTGCATGGGGATCATTTGGATCAGGGTGCCAAGATTGTCGACATGCTGAGAGAGGGGCACGTTCCGTTGTATTGTCTTGGGCTGACAAAAGGTGGGCACCCTAGGCATCCTCTTTATCTGAGGAAAGATCTCAGGCCAGTTTTGTTCGAAGGACAGCAATGAGCGAGAAGGATAATAATATTCTTACTCCTGACTTTGGTGCAGGAAGAGTGGAGATAAAGAGGTCTTCATTTGGCGATTGCAGACACACACGCGTGATTGTGGATCCCAAGTTGAGGCGTGTCACATGTAGGGACTGTGATGAGGTTCTGGATCCTATTGAGGTGATAATTCAAACTGCCAATAAAGAGCGGCAATACCAGTATAGGCGTGAAGCTGTTCTTGAGTTGACTCGGAAAATAGATGAACTTAAGAAGGAGGAGAAGAGGGTGAAGGCTCGTTTGACTCGTGCGAAGAAGAAGGTGGGTGATGGCTGATATTTTCAAGATACGAGAGTCCATAATGGCGCTCGCTATTGATCAGGAAAAAAAGCTGCGCGAGCATGATGGTGATCGTGGGGAGAGAGGGTGGTTTGATGAGGATGTAATGTGGCTTCTTCATCGGGTGATAGATGAGGCCGAGGAGCTTCGTCTTTTATTGCTAAATGTTCGAGAGTGCCAAGGTGCAGATGCGATTATGGAATTGGCCCAGGATGCCAGACTTGAGTGCGCGGATGCTGCCAATTTTTTGATGATGATTCACGATAATCTTGGAGATATGTGCAAGGATGATTGACAGGGAGGATCTTGTTGGTGCTCTTGAGAGCTATGGCGATCATCTGAGGCGCGATATTGCTGAGAACGATCGGGCAATTGAGCATGTAGATCTTTGGGTTGAGACCATTGATTTTTGTGTGAAGTGTGCGCGCGAGAGCTTTGATCTTGTGAAGGATCCGGAGTCTGAGATTGGATTTGATGTGGAGTGTGGGGATCCTTGTGTATATGTGACTGTGGATGTTGTGGGAGATGCAAACAAGGTGTCGAAGGATTACAACAATTATGTAAGGTTGTTTTGTGCAACGAGCGAACACGATGAATATGGTGGACGGGTGGTGTTGTGTGTGAACCATGTTTCGATGGAGGTGAAGGATGAAAAGGTTGGTAGTTGAGCCGAGTGGATGGCCCTGTAAGCTAAGAGAATGTCCTCCTGGTCATTTTGTCTACGAAGAATCCCTGTGCTTCAAGACGGAGTATGGAAGCATGGAGTCTTTGGGGCCGAAGGGTGCTCCTGGCAAGGATGTGAAGTGGCAGGTTGGCAACCACAGCGATGTCTATAACGAAGGTGGCGAGTCGTTTTGGGGTGGTGTGAAGACCAAGGAAGAGCGGGACGAACTAGAGGTTCAGCCCGTTATGGTTTCTTGGGAAGAGTACGATGCGTAGGTTCTTTTATGATTGTGAGTTCATGGAGGAACCTGGATTTTTGGAGCTGATTTCGATCGGCGTGGTAGATGAGAGTGGCAAGAACCTGTTTTATGCAGTGAACGATGATGCCGATTTGTCGAGGGCTAACGACTGGGTGAAGGAGAATGTCATATCCAGGCTACCTCCTCGCGACAAGTCTTTGGGGCATCTGGGATGGATGGATCGGGGCAAGATAAAGAGGGATCTTCTCGATTTTTTGATGCCATCAAAGGATGACCCGGTTGAGCTTTGGGGCTATTACGCCGATTACGATCACGTTCTGATGTGCTGGATTTTTGGTCGGATGATCGATCTCCCAAAGGGGATGCCAATGTACACCCTGGATATCAAGCAGGAGATGTACATGCGCGGTGTGGCGCGCGAGATGCTCCCTCCTGCGCCCGAGGGTGTGCATAATGCCCTGGAGGACGCCAAGTGGAACAGGCGCGCGTGGTTGGCGCTGAACGAGTTGAGAAAGGATGTGGAGAGATGAGCGAAGAAGAACGGAAACTTTTAATGGGGGATGAATTGCGGGTCTCTGGTGTGGAGATTGTGGATACTCTGTGGTCGCACGTGCGCTCTGAATGCTCCGAAAGCATGCCCCCTGTTTTGGTTGCATCAGTCGTGGGTGGTGACACTGTTGAGTATGTGAATTTGCGCGAGTTGAGCGATGGGTTGCGCGAAAAAGTGGAGGATGAGGTCGCATCCTTGATGCATCATCGTGTGGCCAAGTTGTCTTATGCCACGCGGGAGAAGTTTGGATCCAGGAAGAGGATTAATCTTGGAAAACAGCAGGGGCATGTTCGCATTCGTGAGGACGATCCTGGCTGGTTGGAACATCATCGCAAAATTAATGTCATCGGAAACACGGTTCATGGGCGTGGCAATGTGACGCCTAAGTTTTTGTGTGAGATTTGGCGCGGAGAGGTGTTTGATGTTGAAGAGAACGGATCTCCGCTGTGCGAGGATGACGAAAAAACAGTGAGGCAGTTTATTGCTACAGCTGATCCTGTGTTTGAGCTGGAGACGCCAGATGGGCCGATGTGGTCTGTCAAGTGCTCCGATCTTAAGACTGGTGTAGCGACAATCGTTAGAAGCAAGTAGGGCGCGAACTCAAGTTCGCGATGATGTATGAAAGAGCAAGATGGGGTTCTTTCGGTTTTGGATTCTGTTGTTGGTGCGTGCAAGCGTATCCATCTCCCACCAGTGCGTTTGGAATCTCAGGTTGTTGATGCTATAAGGAAAGAGTTCAGGAGGGCAGATCTCTCTTTTGAGGAAGAGGTGACGGTTGCTCCAAGATGTCGAGTGGACTTTGTTGTTGAGGGAGCGGTTGCTGTGGAAGTGAAAAAGGGGAAGCCGAATTCCAGGGTTGTTTCTGGACAGATCGAACGATATGCTGCTGCACCAATGGTGGAGGGGGTAGTGCTTGTTTCGGAGCGTGGCCTCATTGATCATCTGGAAGAGGCGCATGGTAAGCCTGTGCGTTATGTGGCGTTGGCCAAGAACTGGGGAATAGCTCTATGATAGTCCCTGATTATCTAAAGGAGCCAAGCCTCAAGGGGCATGTTTACGGACGCCTTACATACGATTGGGACTCGAACAAGTTTAAGTTGGAAGGGGAGCCGCTTTTGCTGGAATATGCGAAGAGGATGTTCCCAGGCGCGCGTGTGACTCGGGTGTTAAAGGGTGGAGGGTATCTGGAATTCCATAACACGCGACGGGAGGTTTCAGATCTAAACTGGCTCCTTATGCGGTTCGCGGTCAACATTGATCAATGCAAGAATATTCTTTCGGATTCACGCGATAGCGCTATCAAGCAGCTGAACCAGAGGGTGTCTGGCAATGACAGGAAGAGGACGGTTCCTCCTGCGGATTTTCTTGGCAAGTTGTATCCGTACCAGGAGTCAGCGGTTACGTTTCTGACATCCAATCAGCGGTGTGTGCTGGGTGACGGAATGGGGTGTATCGATGGGGATGCGCTTGTGTCTCTGAATCGTGCTGGAAGAGGTTTCAAAGTAAGGCTGAAGGACGCTTATGCGCGTTTCCACGGCATCAACACGGATGGGCGCGACTGGGATCCGTCTATAATCACCAAGGGGAGATCTTTGTGTGATGGGGAGATGCGCCTAAATCGTGTTGTCAACATTTTGGACAAGGGGGTTCGGCCTGTTGTTGAGATGGTCCTTCGGTCGGGCAAGGTGCTGAAACTGACGCCCGATCATGAGGTCTTGACACCCAGTGGGGATGTAGAGGCTGGTAAACTTAGGGAGGGGGACGCTGTTTATACCAATGGTAAGCAGGTTTGCCCGCTGTGCGGATCTGATGAAAATATCATAACTTACCCATATGCTCGTTTTGTCGGATTTTGTCGCAAGTGCATGTATAGGAGGCTGAGGGAGAAGCCGAGCTGGAAAGGGGGGAGAGCGATCGATAATGATGGTTATGTTAGGTGCAGTGGGCATCAGGATCATCCTAGGGCCAATTTGTCGGGCCAGGTCTATGAACATATTTTGGTGATGGAGCGACATCTCGGTCGGATGATAGGTGTTAAGGAGATGGTGCATCACAAGAATGGAGACAAGCAGAATAATAGAGTCGATAATCTGGAAGTTTTGACTGTTGCTGATCACCACCGGAGACATGCGCGGCATGTCAACTTGAACAGTGGCAAAAATGTTTGTTTTGTACCTGTTGAAGATGAGGTTGTGAGTGTTAGGCCGTGTGGAGATGTACATGTTTATGACATGGTGATGGCAGATCCGCATCGCAATTTTGTGGCCAATGGGGTGGTTGTTCATAATTGTGGCAAGACATGGAGTGGTCTTGGAGCGGCGGCTGCGGCGAACGAATACCCTGTTCTTATTGTTTGCCAAACCCATGTTCAGAGTCAGTGGCAGCGTATGATAGGAATGCTTTTTGATCTGCCTGGGCTGAAGGGTGCGAAGGATATGTCGCCCTTTGAGCTGGCGACCAAAAGGGGGCAGGCTCTTGCTCCGATTCTTCGGTCGAGAACGGCATCGAAGATACCAAGCACTCCTTTTGCGATCATTCACTACGGTTTGATCGCCTGGTGGGATAAGGAGTTACTGAAGAGGCGATTTAAGACTGTGATCTTTGACGAAGTTCAGGAGCTTCGCCACACGGGGACAGCTAAATATTCAGCGTCGTCATTGGTTTCGGAAGCTGCTAGTAATGTTTGGGGTCTGTCGGGGACTCCAGTATACAATTACGGCAAAGAGATTTGGTCGGTGATGAATGCGATCGACTTTCACTGTCTGGGATCCGAGGAAGCTTTTACACGGGAGTGGTGCACAGGGTATGGGGAGAAGATTGTCTCGGATCCGCAGGCGCTGAACGGTCACCTGTCTCGTGAGGGACTTTTGCTTAGGCGGCGTGCCTGGGATGAGGAGGTTGCCCTTGGGTTGCCAAACGTGGATCGTAAGATAGAGGATGTTTCCCATGATCATGGCTTGTATGACACTTTAATAGCTGCTGCGAGGAGAGGGGCGAAGGAATACGATAATGCACGCTTTCACGAGAAGGGGCAGATTGCTAGGATGGTGGAGAGGGAATCGCGTAAGGCGACAGGGGTAGCGAAGGCTGAATATGTAGCAGCGCTTGTGGATGGTCTTGTGAAGGGAGGGGAGCGACCGCTGGTTTACGCATGGCACCATGATGTGCATGATATTTACCAACGTGTGCTTGGGAAATACAAACCGGCCATTTTCACGGGAAAACAGACTACAGCTCAAAAAGATAATAATCTCAGAAGGCACATGGATGGAGAGACGGACCTTGCGTTGTTGAGTTTACGATCGGCGGCTGGGCTTGATGGGCTTCAGCATCGGGCAACCATGTGTGTTTTCGGTGAGTTAGATTGGTCGCCTGCCATCCATTCTCAGGCAGAGACCCGTATTGCCAGGATAGGAGTCAGTGATGCGGTAAGAGATGTTCCTAGCTATTACTGTGTGGCAAGTGTTGGACATGACGAGGTCATTATGGATGTTCTGGGGGTTAAGACAGGGCAGTTTGTTGGCCTGATGGGGGATGAGCCCGAAAGCTATGAAGAGAAACAAGCTGCTGAACAGAGAGCGTCTAGGAGGATAGGTCGCCTGGTGGGGAAGTTGCAGGAGGAGGAAAAAGGTCTTTTGCCAAAAGAATCAGGATCAGGCAAGGTGGGTATTGTGTCTGATTTGTCTGTCGAGAAGAGTGGGCGTAAGCTGCTTGGTGCTTTGGGTCGGAAGTTGAACAATGGGCGAAGTTGCGATCAAGAAGTTTGAAAGGATAAAATCTCTTCGATGCTATGATCAGGTGGAAGAGATGATCTATTCTGGCTATCCCATGTCGGCGGTAGCTCATTATATTCAAAACAGGATGGGGGAGTATCAGCACGTCAAGAGAGTGTCTCTGATGGAGATGCTGCGTTTATATCGGGAGCATTTGAAGGAGAAGGGGGGGTTGGTTCAAAGGTCGTTACCTCGGGTGTTTTTGCAGGCGGAAAAGAAGTTTTCTGACAAGCTGGAGGAGTTGAAGCGTCTTGAAGAGCGATATCAGGCGATGGAATATCGCTTTGATGTCATGCATGCCGAAGAGCGCATGACGGGGGTAATTAATCCACAGGTGGATAAGATCGACAGGCGGATGTGCGAAATTATCACAAAAATGCACGGCATAAAAATGGATCTTGGGCTTGTGGGATCTCGGGACTTGGGCACGATCAATATATCGGCAGAGCGGCTTGAGTATGTGCGTAGCAGGTATGGCGAGGGTGCGGCGAAAGCGCTCGACGATCCAGTATCCAGGGGTCGTGTATTGGCGGCGTTGAATGCTATTAAGAGATCGGGCCAATTGCGCGATTCAGATGGCAGCCCAATGGACATCCATGAGAGGATGAATTTGTCAGAGGAAGAGGCAGGTCAGGTTGTGGACGTGGATTACGAGGTGGAGGATGGCGACGAGTTACCCGATGGGGAGGAGTGGGGGCACGGTGGCGATGAAGATGATCAAGGGGAACACGGTGGCGACGAACCCCTTCTGGGCGAAGATTTGAGCAAGCCTGCGGATGATATGGTGGAGGATGATGAGGAGGGTTCTACGGAGGATCAAGAGCCTGATTCTGACTTTGTAGATCCTCCCGCGAAAGAGACGGAAATGGAGCCTGTTAGGCGATCTTCGCAGGGGCTACCTCCTGGGCCAATGAAACCTAGTGTGCGCGGGAACGTTAAAAAGCGCTGGACAACCAAAGATCAGAAGAAAAAATGATTGTTACTAATAAGCATGGCCGTAAGAAATCAGTGCTCTCTCCCGAGGAGTTGGACAAGCGTGCGGGCGAGGTGATATCTTCTCTGAATCCCCATGAGCAGGATCTCCTGTTTAGCATGTTGGATGATGACCCCGAGGAGCAGATAACAATAACGAATGATATCCTGGATCATCGGTATCACACAAAGCCTGTGACAATGGAGCAGTTCATAGAGGATCCTTACTACCTGGGTGAGTCATGTTCCACTCTCTATCCCGAGTTGAGAAAAGATCTGGTTGAGCTTTTTGATTACCCATATAGGGAAGTCGTTTTAACTGGGGCCATCGGAGTAGGTAAGTGTGTGCGCGGGGATACGGAGATCTATGACCCTGTAAGAGGGCGTCGAGTGACTGTTGCAGATGCTTCCGTTGTGATGGGAGGGGGAGGTTGTGCATCATTTGATGGACGCAAAACGTCTGTTCGCGGGTGTGTTGCTACAGAGAGTGGTTTTAAAAAAACGGGTGATCTCGTTTTGGATAGTGGAAAGAGCCTAGGCCTTTCACCTGATCACCCTGTGTTGACTCCTTATGGATATGTCCCTGTTGAAGATTTAAAGCCTGGAGATCTGGTGGCGACATCTCGGCAGATGCCACATCCGTCCGAGCCATTATGTGTTTCTGATGATGAGGTTATTTGGGTTGCTTATATGTTGGCTGATGGTGGAGCCACTACTAACAGTATGACGTTTACCAATGAGAATGAGTCTATCCACGAGGAGTTCGAGGCGGTGACGTCTAGACTTGCCTTTGGAGGGAGCGGGAGACGTGGGTGTTCGTTTGTAGGGTGGGATGGAAATGCCAGAACGGTTCGTCCCCTGTCTACACTATGGCTTCGATCTAAGTATGGTCTTGCGAAGAAGGCAAAAGACAAAAGGGTTCCTGCTGAGTTTTATGGACTGGATGATAGCAGCCTTGCATTATTTATAAATAGAATATGGTCTTGTGACGGGTGGGTGTGTAGGCGATCTGGGAAACACTGGGAGGTTGGGATATCTCTTGCGAGTGAGAAGTTTGTCTTTGATATCCAGCAATTGCTTTTGAGGTTTGGTATTCATTCTCGCGTGAGAAGGAGAGTTGTTGGCTATGTTCACAACGGAGAGAGGCGCAAGTCTGTTGCATGGTCCCTTTCTGTGTTGGGCCGCGATGAGGTTCTAAGATTCATTGAAAAGGTTGGGGTGGTTTTGGGTAAAGAGGAATCTTGCATATCGGCCACTCATGATCTTCAAGGGTTAAAAGGGAATTCCAATGTGGACATTACCCCGTTAGATGGTGAAGCGATGAAGAGATTGAGGGCTGATGTGGGCCCGATATCGAAAAAACAGTGGTGGCCGCGTCCTCCCAAGGGGCAGCTACTTGGTCATCGCTCTTTTGTGCGCCTTGCAGAAAGCTATGATATGCCAGAATGGTGTTCATGGTGGGGAAGTGTTTTCTGGGATAGGGTTAAATCATATGATGTTGGGAGCATCTTGGAGCCTGTCTATGATATTGAAGTGCCAGAGACTAAGAATTTTTCAGCACATGGAATTATAGTTCATAACACATTCGTGCTATCTATTGCGCTTTGCCGAGTTATTTACGAGTTGTCTTGTCTGGTGAATCCGCAGAAGACATTCGGACTTTCCAGTGGCACAGAGATGGTTATTCCACTCATCTCAAAGAACCTCATCTTGGCGCGGGAGGTGATGAAGACTGCGGTAGATGACAAGATCCGTGAGTCCATGTACTTCATGGAGAGGTTTGCGCCTAAGATTTCCAAGGAAAACACTGTATTCCCTAATAATATCCGTGTGATCATAGGGTCGTATGGTTCCGAGAGAATTTTGGGCTCTAATGTTTTCGCGGTAGGTCTCGACGAAACCAACTTCCCCCCCAAGAGAAAAGCCCAGCAGATTACTACAGCAATGGGACAGCGAAGAACTGCTGCTCATTTTGATCCTGTCGAGAAGGTGTACCGAAATCTCTTGCGCCGGATCAAATCCCGATTTCAGAAGGCTGGAGGAGACTTTCCGGGGATGGTTATCCTTGCTTCTTCGGCGGCGACGTTGGAGAGCTTTACCGAGAGGAAGTTGCGTGAGAGCGCAAATGATCCTCAAGTGTTTGTTCGCGATCATACTCCGTGGACAGCCAAGCCTGAGACTGAATTCTGTGGTGACAAATTCTGGGTGGTTTGTTCGAACTCATCTCTTCGTGCTCGGATCCTTGAGGAGGAGGAGTACGATGATATTACTGATGAGTATTTGGAGGAGAATGATGGGTGGTTGATCGATGTTCCGATTGAGTACTTGAATGACTTTGAGACGGATCTTGAG